TAGAAAGCATCGTGGTCGTGAAAGGCCATTGGGTTACTTATAATAACCTCAACAGCCATCGCATGTTTCTTGATATCAGCTTCGTAGTAGCTACGCATAGTCTTTAGTATTTGATGTGGCTTCAGCATGATACCTCCTATATTTCACAGTTGTTGCCAACGCAAGCTAGTGTTTGTGAGCCTTCTGTCATGTCACTGTCTTCGACAATATCCCAAGACATTTCCGTAGGGAAATCAGAAGCAAAAGTCTTATACTCTTCTTCAGTGATCGGCTCATACGGTGCTTGTTGATAAGTATGCTCTGAGTAAGGCAAGAACGACACACCACTGATCTTATCGAACTTGTTATACAGCCACTGACCTACTTCGAGGAACTCATCATCACGATAGTAACACGTCATAGACGGCTTATGCTCGCACCAAAAGTCTTGATAAATCTCCCATAATTCTAACTGCTCCATAGCACCCATCTCAGAGGCCACCACAGCCCCGTCAGGAGACTTTATAGGGAAGGAGAATACCTTGGTAGAGGGTGACATTACGTCGTCTTCTACGGGGATTCCAGCCTCTTCAAGGACGGTGCAGAGGGGGTCTCGTGAGTCCGCTCTAACTCGTCTAATGTATTGATCTGAGTATCGAGGGTGAATACCACTAGCAGAATCAACCAACTGGCTAACAGTACCGGAAGGCTTAACAGCAGTAATGGCAGTGCTAATATTAATATCAAGGCGTTTAGCCCACTCTGCGTTAGTTTTAACAGCTTCTTCTTTGAGTTCAGTGAGCCAAGTTTTAAGAACACCTTTATCTCTCCTGCCTGATAGTGTTTTGTGATCCATGATGCCCGTTAAGGACACGCCCAACAACGCTTCTTCCTCTGTGTTCTTCTGCCACACTTTTCTCAGGTATCTAAAGTTGGTAAGGGTAGCTTGTAAAGTTCCAAGGATAGTCGCAACACGTACTTTTCGTTTGAGGTCTGACAAAGTATCGGTCGGCCTGACGACAACCTCTGACAAATTACAGAACTGATAGGGTCGGAGGATGATTTCTGAGCATGGATTAGTTCCAAAGTCATAGGTAGCATCTCGTCGCTCGTTTTTTGCAGCTTGCTTTTGACTTGCAACCCTAGAGAACATTCCTCGCTCTCCTGATCGTGATTCGTATAGGCTTGTCCACTCATTTAAAAATGCCTCGAAGTCTGGCTTCTCTGTATAGCACGCACTGTTGTTGGCTAGTCCTCGCTGTGGGTTATCGTTCCACCACTGTCCTGACTTGGCCCGACGAATTCTGTCATCAGTGAGGTTAGAGAGACTGATGAGAGCACTTCGCCTAACTCCCCCGACGACAACGATTTGTGCAATCTTACAGCAGATATCGTGACATTCGATGGAGGAAAGTTTGCGTCCAGCAGCCTCCCTAAAGATTTCTGTGGTAAATTTAAAGAGATCAACAAGAGGCTCTGCACCAGACGCTCGACCTCCAAAAGTTTTAAGGGCTGCCCCTGCAGGTCGTATTCCACTGACGTCCCACTTTGGAAGTTGACCTGTATAGAGCAAGCTGACAAGTTCTCTGTAAGCTTTAGCCCATCCAATTTTAGAGTCGGCGACGTGTATAATGGTATCTGTTTCATGAAATTCTTCTGCTACCTCCGGTAATTTAGTTACATATTGTCGTTCTACGCTGAACCCAGCGCCTGTCCCACACATTAGGACATACATCATTTCATCAAATGCTTTCGGATGATCTATTGGCATGTAGCTACAGTTAAACCCTGCAACATTATCACGATCAAGAGCCTCACCAGCAGTCATCAAGGCTCTCATGCTGGGCATAACACCCATGTCATGAATGTCTGCAAAGATACCGTTGGCTTCTTCAAGTGTTAGCTTACCCTTCTCAATCCAGAAGTTTAGGTATCGGTCGATTGTTTCTTCCCAAGTCTCACGTCGCTGTTCCTCTGGCAGGTAACGAGCGTATCGTGACTTGTGTATGTACTGTTGATATAAATCCATTAGTTTTCCTTTTCTCCATGATAAATAATTATTACTGCTTCACATTCTGAACAGGTTAAGTTTGTTTCAATCAACTCGTTGCCATCCATATCTTCAACATCAAGATCACCTCCCCATATTAAATCCGAACTACACACGTAACATTTCATCTTTGTGCCTCTGAGGATTTTTTTTCTTTGGGGGTGCTTCACCTTTTTGTTTAAACTTTTTCTTTCGGTTGAACTTATCAGATCGTTCTTGTTTTCGGTCTATCATAGTCCTTCTTCTTTATGTTTTATATTAATCCAATCATCGGGCAAAGTCTGTTCGCTGTACCACCTAAAGCCTCGTGAGGTTGCCCACTCACCGTGAGATCTTTTTGTTCCGTCTTTACGTCGCTTTGCCTGTGGCATCGGGGCGCTAGGATCAGAAAACAAAAAGACTAGCTCGTGGTTTTTAGGTAGTGACTTGCTTATCCAAACGTATTTAGAGTATTCGGGAGCGTCCCAAAACCTCCCCTTAGCTTCGAGAAGGATTGTCTTGCCTTTAATAACCTTAACGAAGTCTGCATGATACGTGTGATCTACAGTGTAGTCAACCTTTGTGGTGTGGATATCCCAGTTAGATAACGGTCCAGAGTGTAGTTTGTATTCCCACTGTGAGTCGTAACCGGGAGTCAAGTCTTTTTCTACAGGACGCACAACTCTTTTTTTACGATAACCTTTTCGTATCTTTGGTTGTTTATTCAATGTAATACCGCTCCTCTTTTTTCTATCTCTAGCTCAAGAGCAGTATGAAGATCATAAAGTGCTTCATCTTCAATGGTACTGACATCGTTGCCGCTAGTAAGGTGTGCAGCAAACCCAATGATAATTATTTCAAAAGGCACTAAAAGTCCCTGTTTATCATTTTCCATGTTTGCATCTCAGCCTTAATATCTTCTAAAGTAAATGAATTAATAGGCCTGTCAGGGTTAGCAACCACAAGACCCTTTAGTTTTTTGCGTACCCACCGTGGAGAAAAGGTACTAAGAAAAAACTTGTTGTTGGAAAACACATGCGTCTGATCGGGGAGAAGTTCTTTATAATTATTTAAAGTTATCATCTTGGCTTCTTCTTCAGAGACTAGTGTGTGCAACCAAGCAACAAGAATATGTGGAACTTGCTTGTTGATTTGTTTAATTATTTTTCTATTCATAGCAAGATCTCGTCAACTCGTGGGGGTACCACGACTTTAGTAAAGTATGTTGGTCCGTTTGAATATGCGTATGCTTTAAGCCCCTCACCATTATTAGAGTCTGAGTAACATTCAAACTTGTAAGGGCAGTACGCACAACCAGAAGGAAGTTTCATGTTTCCTTTCTTACCTTCAGGTATAGGAGCATAACATCGTGAGGGTGGCGTGTCAACAGAAATCGCAGCTCTAACCTTCTTTATTTTGTCTTTTACATTCGGCTTCTCAAGATCGTCGGGACGATACAAACACAACTCACCGCTCTCTTTGTTGATAACAAGAAAGCCTCCTTCGTTTGTGTTCTCTGCCGTCTCATATCCTGAGAGCTGTGCTAGATATCCAAAGGGGTCGTTATCGGCCAGCGTACCATTCTTAAATTTGTTGAATGCAAACTTAGAAGCTGTCTTAACGTCCACTACCTCACCGTTAATCTTACAATCCATATGGCCTTTGATGCCAGACACGTCTATTTCTTTTTGTTCTGATGTAACCTCGTGTCCCGTCATGCGGACTAACATCAAGACAATCTCCTCTAGAAGATGTCCATAAAGAAATTTGATTTGTGTTGCACCGCTAATGGATCGAGCGGTAGAAGGCGTTTTACTTTCATACCACAACTGTCGTAGGGGTCTTCCGATGTTAGACATCCGCAGGGTAAACTCTGCTTGAGGATCTCTTGGTGTAGCCCAAGACAAGATGCTTTCTTTAATACGGACAAGAGTATCATCCAGCTCTGTCTCATCAATGTTAAGTGGCTCACCGGCTGACAAGCCTTCAAGCCTTCCATATATATC